TGCAACTGACAGTTACTGGCTTGACCAAATGATTAAGGGTCAAATCAACCCAGATGATCTTTCAGCATTAGATATTGCTCTTAAAAAGGGCGCTAAAGGCGCTGACCTTAAATACCTGCAAGATGCTGATCTAAAAACCAAAACAGATCAATACACTTCTGAGTTGGATGCAGAATATCAAAAAGTTCTTGGTAGGCACTTTGATCCAAAAACAGATAATTATTGGNTCGACCAGATTTTAAACGGGAAAGTTAACCCTGACGACGTTGCTGCTTTGGATAAGTNAATTAAGTTGGGAGCAAAAGGCACCGATCTTGATTACGTCAAAGCTCAAGATGCAAAAGCATACACACCCAAATTAGATGCTGATTATCAACAATTATTCCATAGGCATTTTGACCCAGCCACTGATAGCTATTGGTTGGATCAAATTGCTCAGGGTTTGGTTGATCCGACAAATGATGCTGACTTGCTTGCAAAAATTAAAGGTGGTGCAAAAGGCGCTGACCTTCTTGCTTTAAATGGCACCACCGATCAAACAACCGGAACAGATTTAACAAACAAAACAAATCAAACTACATCTACAGATCAAACCACAAAAGTAACCCCAGACAGCTTTAACGATTTTGTTAATAGCGCTTACCAAAGTGTTCTTCACCGTGCACCAGATGAAGCGGGCAAACAATATTGGGAAAACCAATTGGCTTCTGGAGCTATATCAAAAGATAATTTCAATCAGGCTTTGGCTGGCGGCGCTCAGGGAGATAATGACACATTTAACGCCAAAGATTGGCTTTCCAATTATTATAACACAAATACCCCAACAAATTCAACGGGCAATACAACAACTACGGTTACTGGTGGAACAACATCACCTCTTTCCCAAGTCTCCACTCCACAAACAAATGTGACAACTCCAAACACTACGCAAACTGGTGGGTTGTATACGCCAACCGTGGACAAAGAAGGCGATCAGGTTTTCTTTGATTCTGAAGGTAATTACATTGGCCCAAGCGATAACAGGGCAAAGGGTGGCGTTATTCGAAAAGCGGATGGCGGTTATATTGGTATGCCCAAACCGTTATCAGACGTTGGTGGTATGGATCAAATTAATGCTATGGCTAAAGACATGGGCGGTCCTGTTAATAGCATAAATAGTTCTTTAAATGACCAAAACTATCAACAAAATAGCCAGCAAAACCAACTGGCAAGTTTTGCAAAGGGCGGCAAAGCTCATCCTCTTGCTGCCCTCGCCTCTAAAAATGGTCAACCAGATTCCCCCGGAATTGCTCAGTTAAAAGCTGAATTTGCTCGTCGTGGATTAGATTATGATAGTTTCGTCAATAACCGCGCAGTTATGCGACAGGTTTTAAACCACGCTAAACTCCTTGGCATGGGTAATGACACTATCCTTGCTCATATTAGCCCAGATGAGGCTGCTCTTTTAAAAAAAAAGGGCGGCAGCGGCACAATAAACCCAGCGACAGGGTTGCCAATGTTCAATGATAGCGGTGATGCTGGCAATGGGGCTGATGCAGGCGGGAATGCCGAAGGTGCAGGCGGCAATAATGCTGAAGGTGGCAACAATGCTGAGGGCAATAATGCTGACGCGCCCGGTATAAATGCTGATGTTAGTCAAAAAGGGGAGCAACAAGGGCCACCTGACCCTAATTCTCCACAAGACCCATTTGATACGACTAATCCTATGGATACAACATTTGGGTTTGGCAAAACATCTGCTCTGACAGACATTGCAAATACCATAAACGATACGCTTAGTAGCGTTGTCAATGACATTGCAGCAAGAAGCGCAGCTGTCAATTCAAGCCCCCCAAGCGCTCCTTCCAATCCCGGTCGTGGTAGCACTATGGGTGGACCGGGCCTTTCATCCGCAACTGAAAGCCAAATGGCAGATGCTATGGCTGCTTTGGCTGAAGGCTTAAATGCGCAAGCNAATNCCAATACCAATACAACTAGTTCTAATGTTGGTTTTGGTAAAAGTGATAAAGACACGAGCTTGGCTGAAAACGCAAACAAGGCAGATACAACAAACTCAACGAATACATCCAGCCCCGCTACACAGGATAGCAGCACAACCAAAGGCGCTGACCTTTCCAATGACAATGCTGTATCAGTAAACGATAATGGGAATAATAGTTCCGATTATTTAAACCCAGCTGATTATGGCGTTGACAATTCGGCTAAGGGGGCAACTCAAGTTGCAGATGTAACCACGCCCAACACACCAGCTACATCGACCGCGACAACAAGCCCATTGGCCAAACAAAGTATTTATGACGTTGCTTTAAATGATTTAATAACAGCATTTGGGCAAGACCAAGTAGACAAAATGCTTAAAACAGGTAATCCTTTGTCTCAGGTAAAAATAATGGCACGGGGCGGTAAAGTGAACCAAGGTGGTCCTCTCGCAACAATAAAACGCAAGTCAAAAAGGGCATAATTAAATATGGACAATACCGATCCAAACATGCCTGCTGGCGGACCAGACATTGATCTGGAAGAGGGTTCTCACGTTGAATATACCCCAGATGGTGGTATGATTTTTACGTTTGAGCAAGGCAATCCAATTATTGATAATCCGCCCTTTTATGCAAACATTGCGGCGGTCATCAATGACAGTACCCTTCATGAACTTGCATTAGATATTATTGATGCTGTTGAAAGGGATAAAGAAGCTCGGTCACTTCGAGACAAACAATACGAAGAAGGTCTTAAAAGGACTGGTATGGGCAACGATGCTCCGGGTGGCGCTCAGTTTCAAGGCGCTTCCCGTGTAGTGCATCCCTTGCTTACAGAAGTATCTATCGACTTTTCTGCTCGTGCAATTAAAGAGCTATTTCCCCGCAGCGGTCCAGATTCAGGCCCAGTGCGCGATCAAATTATTGGCGAACCGACAAAAGAAAAAATTGAAAAGGCAAAGCGCAAAAGTCAATATCTCAATTGGCAGCTCACTGAACAAATGCCAGAGTTTCGCTCTGAGCTTGAACAATTGCTAACTCAGGTTCCTTTGGGTGGTGCTCAATACCTTAAACTGACNTGGGACCACCGGTTAAAACGGCCACGTCCATTTTTTATTCCGATTGACGATATGTATTTGCCTTATTCTGCTACGTCATTTTTGACAGCAGAGCGCAAAACCCACCGTCAAACAATTACAAAGTTGGAATTTGACCGNCGTGTNGCAACNGGTTTTTACCGTGACGTTGAGCTTGACCAAACGGCTGCACCAGAAGAAACCAAAGCTCAAGCTGCAAACGATAAGATTGAAGGCCGCGAAAGCACAGATTATTACGATGAAGATGGTCTGCGCCTTGTTTATGAGTGCTATATCGAGGTGGAAATAGCCGAAGACACATTTACTCAGGGCGAAATTGCTCCGTATATCGTTACAATTGATGTTGCGTCGCAAACAATTTTAAATATTTACCGCAACTGGAATGAAGACGACAAGCGCCGTGTGGCACTGGATTGGATCGTTGAATTTCCATTTGTCCCGTGGCGCGGCGCATATCCTATCGGGATTGTGCACATGATCGGCGGTTTGTCCGCTTCGATCACGGGTGCATTGCGAGCTTTGATGGACAGCGCCCATATTCAAAACAGCCAGACTGGATTGAAGCTCAAAGGCGGATCAAAGGGCGGTCAATCTCTTAATTTGCAACCTACGCAGGTTATGGAAATTGAAGGCACTCCGAATAACGACGACATTCGCAAAACATTCATGCAATTGCCGTTTCCGGGTCCATCCCCCACACTTTTGCAGCTCATGGGTATTTTGACCCAAGAGGCAAAAGGAGTTATTCAAACCACATTCCAAGACCTGTCTGACAACCCAAATCGTATGCCGGTAGGAACGACTTTAGCTCTTATTGAGCAGGGTATGACAGTGTTTAACGCTATTCATGCTCGCTTGCATGATGCGATGGGCAGAACATTAAAGATTCTTCACCGCCTTAATTACAACTATATGGATGAAGAAACGGTCTTTAATGATTTTGGCGAATTGATGGTTAAGCGGGCTGACTTTGAAGGCCCGATGGATGTTATTCCTGTTTCAGACCCAAATATCTTTTCTGAAATGCAACGGTTTGCCCAAGTGCAAATCATTGCCGAGCGAGCAGCGGCAAACCCGGCACTATACGATCAACGCGCTGTTGAGATGCTTATCCTTGAGCGCACCAAGATTCCAGATGCAAAAAATCTTCTTAACCCGCTTCCAAAGCCGGAGCGGTTAAATGCCGTCAATGAAAACGTAGCTGCCAGCATGAGCAAAGCAATTATTGTTTTCCCTGACCAAGATCATATGGCCCACTTGAAAGTGCATCTTGATTTTTTGCTTAACCCAATGCTTGGCCAAAGTCCGATTATACAACCAATTTTTGTACCGACTATTCTTACGCACATTAAAGACCATATCGTTATGTGGTATGTAAATGAAACAGTAAGATTGGCTTCACAGGCAGCAGGTATGGATGTTTCAAAGCTCATGGATGTTAAGAATCCAGAAGTAGATAGGGCGTTTGACCAAATGCTTGCTGCAACAAGCGAATTGGTCGGGCAAGAGGCTATTAGCACATTTGCCAGCTTGCCGCCCATCATTGCTCAAGCAATGCAAGTTGTTCAGTCTATGCAGAAACCTGCTCCAGACCCAATTCAACCTGCAATTATTAGCGCTCAAGCACAACAGCAAGATGTTGCTCGCAAGGCTCAGGCTGATCAGGCCAAAAATGCCATTGAGCAACAAAAGGTTCAAGCTGATCTGCAAGCCAAAATTGCTGACATGCAAAACAGGCTTAAGATTAATGAGGAAGATAATAAGACAGCCATGCTTATTTCTGCCGCAGAACTACAATCTGGACATGGCTCTCACCTCAAAAATGGTACTGGTATTGGCGTAGGAGGCTAATATGAAAAATTCTGGCGTAATTGGACAACATAAGACCCTTGCCATGACCGGCAAGCCGTTTTCTGGCAACAAAACCACCAAAACTGCCTTTGCAAAGGGCGGAAAANCAGAAAAACCCTATGAAGGGACTGCAAAAGACATGCGCGAGGANAAAATCCTTGCCAAAAAGCACAAAATGTCCATGAAACAGTGGGAAGCATCCCCAATGGACACAAAACATGACCGCCAGCGGTCCATGAAAGGCCTTAAGCGTGGCGGCAAGGCCTGTTAATTCATGGTTTTGCGGCCTAACGAGCTTTATCTAATAGAGCGGGTGCTTGTAGCGCTTAAAAAGGAGCTGGGTGTACTTGCCCACTCGGCGCTTGATAGCCCCGCACAACGAGACGCTTATGAATATGGGCGTATGGTCGGCAATTATGCAGGCCTTAAACGAGCTGTTGAGACAATCGAAACGGCTCTAACTGAAGAAAGCGAGGATAACGATCATGGTACAAGTCGCCGTGGTGAACCCCGCTTCATCTCCAATTGATGAAGCATTTCCAGAAATGGATTTTGGCATTGCGCCTGCCGGTAGCCGGATTTTAGTTCAAATCCGTAGACCAAAAACTAAATCTAAAGGGGGTATTCTTTACTCTGAATACTCAAAGCAAGCAGAGCAAGACAACACTCAGGTTGCTAAAGTGATTGCGATTGGTCCTTTGGCTTATCACAATCGGGAGTCGATGAAGCCTTGGCCAGAAGGAGCATGGTGCAAGGTGGGAGATTACATTTTCGTTTCCAAATATGCGGGAGCACGATGGAAGCGGGTTATTCCAAACACTCAAGGTGAAACTGTCGAGTTCGTTATTTTTAACGATCTGGATGTGTTGGGTACTGTTTATATGGACCCTCTTGAAATTCAAGCTCATGTAGGTGCCTAATGAATAACATGTATCCCCCAGAAGACGATCAAGATGATGACTTGGACATTTTGGAACAAGAAATGGCAGATAGCGATGATGATCGCCTAGAATCTGACCAGCGCGAATCCCAAAATGAAGGTTCTGACGGTAGCGAAGAAAACCTTCGCCAGCTCCGCCGTAAGCGCCAAAAACAACGTCAAAAAGAAAACATGCGTAAAACCCGGGATGAGAACATCATTCTCATGCGGGAGCTTGCAGAAGCAAAAGAACGGCTTGCTGCTTTAGAAAAACGCAATGTCAATGTTGACGCATATACGGCTNAGCAGCGCTATAATTCTGCGCTGCAACAAGTCCAATTTGCCGAAAATGCTCTCAAAGAGGCTTTTGAAACCGGAGACGGGGACAANGCTATTCGAGCGCAGCGCTTGCGAGAAACTAGTATTCAGCAAGCGCGTGAAGCTAATGCGTTGAAAGAACAGATAAAATCTGTAGCTGAAGCACCAGCACCAGCACCCAGAATGGATGCTAGAGCTGAAAGTTACGCCCAAAATTGGGTAACAGATAATCCTTGGTTTAATCCAAACGGAGATGATGAAGATTCAGTAGTCGCAAGGGCTATTGACGAAGCATGGTCCCGTGAGGCATTATCTCAGGGTATTACTCCCGCAAGCGAGGAGTATTGGGATGAATTGGATGTGCGTGTGAAGCGGCGGCTTGGTTCCGTTGCTGACCGGCGTAAAAAGTCAGTCCCGCCTGTAAGTGGTAGAGGGGATTATTCCCGTCCATCAACTAACAAAGATGAGTCTGTTTACTTGTCTAAAGAACGAATTGAAGCTCTAAAGCAAGCAAATGTGTGGGACGATCCTGTGCAGCGCAAACGCTTTATCCAGAGATTCAAAGAGTACGACAGGCAGAACGGCTAACCAACTTAACAGGAGAGAACTATGATGGAAGAACGTACAAAGAAGAACGACGATCCGGGCCGAGCCTCACGAGCTTCGCAAGACCGCCACAAGACTGAAAATCGTGTAATTTCAGACTCAGAGCGGCTTGATATGTTTCGGCAGTCACTATTCAATTCTGCGTTACCTGATCTACCCGAAATACCCGGCTATCACATTTGCTGGTTGACTACCACGAACCCACGAGATTCAATACATTCACGTCGCTCCCTTGGTTATGTACCGGTTGAGCCAGATGAAGTGCCCGGATGGGATTACGCTTCTCTTAAAACTGGCGAATATGCAGGCATGATCGGGGTGAATGAGATGGTCGCCTTCAAACTTCCTATGCACCTCTACGAGATGTATATGAATGAGGCGCACAACGAGCGGCCTAGGCAAGAAGAGTCTAAACTTGCTGACACTGCCGATTTCATCCGGCAGCAGGCAAAGCAAGTGGGTGCAGATGTTCTAGAAGGGGATGGGTATTCCAGTTTACGCTCACCCATGAGCCGATAAAAAGGCTTAATCGCAACCCAAATATGAGGAAGAAGCCAAATGTCTTCAACTTCTGCTCCGTTTGGCCTGCGCCCGGCGTTCTCCCCGATGGGGATTCCGCGCCCTTGGTCCGGCCAAATTAAATCGGGTTATGCTGCGAATATTTTCCAGTATCAGCCCATCCGCTCTGGTCTTTCCGGCGACTCAGGTTCCGTGGAAGGCTACATTGTCGCGTCAGCCGCTGGCGAAGCCATGCTTGGCACGTTTATGGGCGTTGAGTATGTTGACTCAACGGGCCGTCAGCGCGTTAGCAATACTTGGCCATCCGGCACAACCGGCACTAATATCATTGCCTATTACACCATGGACCCTACCATTGTGTATGAAATTCAAGGTAATGCTGCGTTGAACATTGCCAATATTGGTAATCAGTACAACACAACCGCCGTCTCGGGTAACACTACCCTTGGCACCTGCACCATGCAACTTGATGTGTCTTCTGGTACGACCAATGCGCAGCTTCGCGTCGTTGGCCTGTCAGCTTATGTCGATAACGCTTGGGGTGATGCTTATACCATCGTCCAAGTCCAGATCGCTAAGCACCAGAACGTCGCAACTATTGCTGCTTACTAAGGAGGGCTGAACTATGGCGCTTCCAATGCGTAGTACGGACTTCCGGTCCGTTGTTGAGCCGATCCTCAACGAAACTTTTGATGGTATTTACAACGTTCGTTCCGACGAATGGAAACAGGTCTTCAAAGAGCAGCGTGGGATTCCGCGCAACTACCATGAAGAACCCGTTCTGTTTGGTTTCGGCGCAGCTCCTGAGTTGCCCGACGGCACGGCAGTAACCTATCAATCTGGTGGTGTGCTGTACCTTGCCCGTTACGTCTATCGCGTATACGGCTTGGCCTTTGCTTTGACTAAAGTGTTGGTGGAAGATGGCGATCATATCTCCATTGGCCGCACTTATGCTGAGCATCTGGCGCGTTCACTCATCGAAACAAAAGAAACCCTTGGCGCGAACATTTTGAACTTCTCGTTCAACAGCTCGTATGCAGGCGGTGACGGCGTTTCGTTGGTTAACGCATCGCACCCAATCGCTAACGGTCAGACCTTCTCTAACCAGCTCACGACCGCTGCTGCCCTGTCCCAAACTTCTTTGGAGCAGATTCTGATCCAGATTCGTCAGGCTGTTGACAACAACGGCAAGAAGATTCGTCTGGAGCCGAAAAAACTCGTTGTAGCACCTTCCAACTACTTCCAAGCTGAAGTGTTGCTGAAGTCTGCTCTCCGCGCTGGCACTAACAACAACGACATTAACCCATTGAATACAACCGGGGTTTTGTCAGCTGGTCAGGCTAACCTGTCCCGTCTTACTTCAACCACCGCTTGGTGGGTGCAGACAGACGCGCCGGAAGGTCTTAAGCTGTTGATGCGCCGTCCGCTCGAAAAGAGCATGGAAGGCGATTTCGAAACCGATTCTATGCGCTACAAAGCAACGGAACGTTACAACTTCGGTTGGACCGATCCTCGCGGCGTGTTTGGCACGCCCGGCGTTTAGTTGACATTTCTCTGGGGTTTGTCCAGAGAAACAAAAAAAAGGGGTGGATTTTTCCACCCCTTTGATTCAATATGTAGCATCTTTAACAGGTCAAGCTTTTCAAGGAGAAGACCAATGGGACAACAATCAGACGATCTTTGGATGGGCACGGCTACCGGCCCGCAAACACGCAGTTGGGCTTCGGGTGGTAACCCCGGTGTACTTGGTCAGGGTGTTGGTCCCCTTGGCCGTACTTATGTTTTTGACATTGTGCCTGCTACGCTTTCAGCAACGGCTGTTTGCGCTGCTCAGGCTGTTGCTGCTGCTGGTAATGCGACAATCAATGGCGCATCAGCATCAGGCGGTGTAGCAACATTTGATTATGCTCGTGCCTTTACGATTGTATCTTCTGGTGCAGGTGACACATCTCAAACCGTCACCATCACTGGGACGGATTATTATGGCCAGACGCAGACGCAGCGTTTGACTCTGAACGGCACAACAACTGTAACCAGCACAAAAACATTTGTGACGATTACTCAGGTTGCCGTTTCTGCTGCTCTTGCCGGCAACTTGTCGGTTGGTAACGCCAACGTGTTTGGTTTGCCATATCGTGTAACGGATGCTGGCTATTTGCTGCGCACAGGGTGGGATAACGTAGTGGCGGATAACGGCGGCACTTTTGTTGCTGCGGATGCTACATCACCTGCAACCAATTTGACAGGAGATGTTCGTGGAACATTTGCTCCGTCAGGTAATGCTGCTAACGGCTCTCGCCGTCTTGTTATTGCTATTGGGTTAACGGCTGTTCAAGCAGGCCCGACTGCAACTCAGGTTGGCGCAATCGGCGTTACTCCAGCTTAATTAAAGGGGGTTAAAGCCCCCTTTTTAACATTTAGGAGAGTAACATGACCACAACTGTAGCAACGCAAACGATTTTGGATGGTGACCGTTTGGTGATCCAGAAGTTCACTGGTATTCAAGTTGATGCTACCGGCGAAACAAACGTTATTAAAATCCAGCCTTCCACGCTTGCCAAAAACAATTATGGCGCAGCTTGCACAGGTGTTCAGATTCAAAAAATTTGGGCTTCGACGCATGGTTTGGAAATTGAACTGCTTTGGGAAGCGTCATCAAACGTCTTTTGTTGGCTTATTCCACAAAACACAACATATATCCAAGATTTTAGGGACTTTGGCGGCTTAACTAACAATGCAGGTACGGGTAAAACCGGCAATCTAATGTTTACGACATTGGATGCTTCTGCTGGTGATGCTTATACTGTTGTTATTGAAGCCATCAAAACATATGAGTAATTGACATGGCAAAATCTCCGGCTTGGCAACGCAAGGAAGGCAAAAACCCTAATGGTGGGTTAAACGCCAAAGGTCGAGCGTCTGCCAAGGCTGAAGGCCATAATTTGAAGCCACCTGCCCCGCATCCTAAAACAAAAAAGGACGAAGGCCGTCGAGCTTCATTTTGCGCCAGAATGTCTGGGATGAAGAAGAAATTAACTTCATCCAAGACTGCCAATGACCCAAATAGCCGTATCAATAAATCTTTGCGAGCGTGGTCATGTTAAAGCGAGATTGGGGCGGAACACCAAAAGCGCCTAATGAGCATGGGCAATATCGTTGCAGCAAATGCCGCGAATGGAAAGATCCGTCTAGCTTTAGCAAGAACAAGCAGCAAAAAAATGGTTAATTATTTAAAAAAGTGGAATTGCTAACATGGCAAAAGCATTTTGGGATACTAAAAACCCTAAAAAGTCGAGCAAGGCATTAACGCCTTCGCAAAAAGCATCCGCCAAGGCTGCGGCCAAGAAAGCTGGCCGCCCTTATCCTAACCTTGTTGACAACGCAGCCGCTTCTAGGAGGAGCAAATGAAAGACTTTAAACCAAACCGTAAAATGCACGATGGTCCTCCCACGAATATGTGCTGGGGAGGAAAAGCCATGAAGAAAGCAGAGGGCGGCACCGTTCGCTCCCGCTTCAATTCTGCATTTGCAGAAGCTCGGAATAGGGGTGACAAGACCTTTGACTTTGAAGGCAAAAAATACACCACTGAGTTGGCAAAACCACTAAAGCCTATGGCTGGTCGATCAAAGCCTGAAACAGAGGTAAATGATTATAAAAATGATACAGCATCCCGTCCAAGTGTCGAGGAAAGCACCGTCGAAATGCCGGGTGGCACACGCCCAAGCATGGAAAATACGCCATTAGATCGCGGCAATAAACCCGATTTTGTTCGTAAAAACTATAGTATGCCGGGGGTTCGCATAGGCAAAGAAGGCGAGCCAGCTATTGTTATTGGCAAAAAAAGAGACGATTCTGAAACAGAATCAAATAACGATACGCAACCCGATTTTGTTCGTAAAAACTATAGTATGCCGGGAGTTCGCATAGGCGAAGAAGGCGAGCCAGCTATTGTCATCGGCAAAAAACGTGGCGGAATGGCTAAAGGTGGCAATTGGATTGCTGGCGCTATCAAGCACAAGGGCGCACTTCATCGTGACCTTGGCGTGCCTATGGGTAAAAAAATTCCCGCTGGCAAACTTGCAAAGGCAGAGCATAGCTCGAATCCAACCATTGCAAAACGCGCTCGTCTGGCTAAAACCCTTGCTTCCTTTAAATAAGGCACATTGCTATGACAATTAAGTATGGCGAGTTTGATTTTAAACGCGAACATGGGTTCACTGGTTCAGCTGGTGGCCGCAAGCGTACTCACTTTGCTGAGGGCGGTATGCGTTCAGAGTCTACACAGGAAGCAAAAGCATCCCGTGCGGCTCAGGATGCTGCCTTTGAATCCGCTCCAAAGCTCAACAAGGCTCTGAAAAACCTTAATACCGTCCGCAAACAGACTGGTTATGGCCTTGATGATGATGCTCAGGGCTTTGCTCGCGGCGGTCTGCGTAAGATGCGGATCGACAAAGGCCGCACAAAAGGTGTTGATGTTAAAGGCCCAAGCGGCGTAAGCAACACAATGCCCGGACAGCTTGAGCCGGTTGAACCAGCAAGCATCCAAAGCCCCACACCCGTTGCTTCCCCATCACCTCTTTCAGCAGTGGCAACATCCCCCAATGCAATGCCGGGTATGCGTCGCGGTGGCAAAATGAACTATGCCAAGGGTGGCCCAAAGAGAATTTCTCTTGGTGATGACCCAGACCAAACTTTGATGGAAGGCGTAAACCCTGTTACGCAAAAAGAACTGCTTGATCTTCAAGCTTCAAAGCCTATGCGTGGCCGTGTTCCGCAAAAATCATCCGACGATCTTTTCCGTCCCAACGAGCCAGATTTGCTTGATTTGATGAAAAAGCGCCGTGGTGGGAAAATTAAGAGGCGGTAATGGGACTGTCCAATTCAGTTTCGACGACAGTTTTCAATACTAACAGTATTTTGGATCAGGCTTTTCGCCGGTGCAAAATACCGCCTGAAACTGTGTCTTCTGAGATGCAGAATACTGCATTGGATAGCCTTTATTTGCTTATATCGTCTCTTTGCAATATGGGATTGCAGCTCTGGACGGTAGAAAAGATAATTCTTCCGTTCTATTTAGCCAACGGCTATATTACCATGCCGGTCGGCACGGTTGACCTGCTTAACTCAAATTATCGTTATTTGAACCAGTTTACGCCGTCTTCAGCGATAGCTTCGCAAGGATCACCGTCCCTTGCTTCAGATAATAATCTGAGTACAGCATGTACTCAAACAAGCCCAAATGGTTATATCACCTATAATCTTGGCTCCCAGCAGACTGTTACAACGCTTGGCGTTAATATGTTGTCGGCTGGAACCTATGATATTGTCATTTCTTGGTCCAATGACAACATTAACTTTACGGACGTTTTAACGCCCGGATCGACTGTTTACACCGCAAATATGTGGGAATGGTATGACATTAACCCTAGTGTTTCAGCACAATATTGGAAAATTAGAGGGCAAAATGGGACAATCCTCAATGTGGCTGAATTTGTGGTGGCGGGCAGTCCAACTGAAATTCCGTTTGCTCGCCTTAACCAAGATGATTATACAAATCTTCCAAACAAAAATTTCCAAGGCCGCCCTTCACAGTTTTGGCTGGATCGCCAACTTACTGCACCAGTTGCGAGGCTTTGGCCGGTTCCTGACCAATCGGCGCAATTCGCGCAATTCGTGACATGGCGTAAGCGCCACATCATGGATGTTGGCTCTTTGCAGCAAACAATCGAAGTGCCACAGCGTTGGGTTGATGCAATTGCGTGGAATCTTGCCGCTCGGTTGTGTTATGAAATTCAACAGGTTGATATTAGCCTTGCCGATAAAATTGGCCCAATAGCTGACCGTTCATTGCAGACAGCTATGGCCGAGGAATACGACAATTCGCCGTTTATGGTTGCGCCCAATATTTCAATGTATACGAGGTAACAATGCCAGTTTTTCTGGATACAAGAGGCAGATCGACGCTTGGTATTGGGGTTTGCGACCGTTGCAACCGCAAAATGTCCATCCTCGACCTTTATCCAGATACAAACTCCCCCGGCCTGCGCGTTTGCCTTGCTGATCGGGATGACCTTGACCCTTATCGCCTTCCTGCCCGCCAGCCGGACATTATTAACTTAATGTTTTATCGGCCTGACGTTCCTATTTCTACTGACCCGCAACAAAACTAGAGTGTTTGCAAACACAAAATATAGTGCTAATATTGCACAAATGAGGGATTAACGATGGCTCAGACGTTTACAAATGCTGTAGCTGCTAGCGTTACTAGCGTAACAACTGTATATACAGCTCCCGCATCAACGACTGGCATTGTGATCGGCATTGTGATTGCAAACACTTCCGGCGTTGACACGACAGTTTCTGTCACCTCTGTTGTTGGGGCGACCACAGTTTATCTTGCTCAATCCTTGCCGCTCCCTGCCAATAGCAACATTACCGTTCTGTCTAATAACAACCGTGTTGTTTTAACGACTGGTAATACGATTCGGGTAACGGCAGCTAATACCGTAGATGCTTTTGTATCAGTTTTACAGATAACGTAACATGACAACATACGCCAGCAATAGCCGCCAAGTATTGTCAATGAAGGGCACAGCTTCTGTGCCTTCGTTCTCGTTTCAGGGAAGCAATAAAACCGGCTGGTATTTGTCTAACACCAATGAGATGAGCGCGACTATCAATGGTACGCAATATGTTACCATTAATAGCTCGGGTGTAATTTCAAACGCCACATGGGGCGGCACAACTATTGGCCCTACGGCAGGTGGCACAGGATTAATCTCTTATTCTACCGGCGATATTCTTTACGCTTCCGCAACAAATACAGTTTCCAAACTCCCGATTGGTACGACTGGATACTTTTTAGGTATTCAGGCTGGTGTTCCAACATGGCTGCCCGTCGGTACGCCCGGCTCTGTTGCTTCATTTAGCGGAGGGACTACAGGGCTTACACCCAATACTCCTACTATTGGCTCCATTACTCTCGCTGGTACGCTTAATACGACAAATGGTGGTACTGGCCTTACCAGCTTTACGAGCGGCGGCGCTGTTTATGCAACATCTACTTCCGCCTTGGATACAGGTACGTTGCCAACTACAGCTGGTGGCACTGGCCTTGCTAGTTTTACAAGCGGTGGTGCTGTTTATGCTTCATCAGCATCAACACTATCAACCGGCACACTTCCTATTGCATCTGGCGGAACAAATTCAACAGCAACACCGACCGCTGGTGCTGTAGCATATGGCACCGGAACATCTATTTCTTATAGCGCGGCTGGAACAGCTGGCCAGTATTTGGTTTCTGGAGGAACAGGTGTTCCAACTTGGCAATCTTTAGGCCCAACATTATCAACAATTTCATTTGGCAGCACCGGCTTAACCCCAAGTACGCCAACTTCTGGCGCTATTACAGTAGCTGGGACACTTGCAGCGTCTAATGGGGGCACAGGATTAACCAGTTTTACGAGCGGTGGTGCGGTTTATGCTTCATCAACCTCTGCGTTAACTACAGGAACATTGCCAGCGACAGCTGGAGGCACTGGTTTAACATCTCCGGGTGCAAGCGGAAATGTTTTGCAATCAAATGGCTCTGCTTGGGTCAGCGCAACTCAATTGCCGCCAGCAACAATTTCTGCAACTGCACCTGTTAGCCCATCAAATGGCAATATATGGTGGGATTCCAATAGTGCGGTATTTGATATATATTATAACGATGGAACATCATCTCAATGGGTACAAAGACCCAATAACTATGCTATAACCCTTGATTTAGATGCTGGTACTGCAACAACTGCATCTTGGATTTTGCTGCTTGACTGCGGCGCTTCTGTTTAGTCTGGAGATATAAAATGGCCGCTAAAATTCAGTATCGTAGGGATACGGCAGCTAACTGGAGCGCCAATAATCCTGTTTTGTCGTCTGGTGAACCGGGTTTTGATACGACAAATAGTCTTTGGAAAGTTGGCGACGGCACAACTGCTTGGAATAGCTTGCCTGCTCTTGGCAAAACAATGCCATCAGGCACCGTTGTCGGGACAACCGATACACAAACCCTTTCAGCAAAAACTTTAACATCCCCATCAATTACGGGGACTGTTGCGGGTTCTGCATCTTATACAACCCCAACACTCACTACGCCTACAATTACTGGGGGCACTATATCTGGCTCTACACTTGTTACGCCCGCCGGAGCAATCCCGTCAGCAACCGTATTTACGACGGGCACTGCTGCAACATTTACCCCCGGTACAACGTATCAGGTTGTTGGTACAGTTATGAAAGTTACGCTTGTCGGTGCGGGTGGGCAGGGTGGTGGCACACCAAATACCGCAGGCGCGCAAGGCGCTGGTGGCGGCTCTGGTGGTGTTATCGTTGTTTATATTCCATATGTAGCAGGGCAAAATTCGTTTACCTATACCGTTGGCGCAGCCGGTTCTGGCGCGGCANNTNNCGCGGCTGGCAACAATGGCGGGAACACGACTGTTACATATAATAGCANTACATACACTGCGGGCGGTGGTGGTGGTGGCCCAACCTCTACGACTGCTACTCCCGGAANTGGGGGGACTGCAACTGGTGGTACACTTAACATTGTGGGCAACCCCGGTGCGGCTGGTGGTGTGGCNGCTGCAACGGCTGTGAAGTTTGGTAACGGTGGCAACACNCCTCTTGGTTACGGACAAGGTGGTATTCCCCCTAACACTGTAACATCTNCCGCAANCGGGACTGGATATGGCGCTGGTGGTTCAGGTGGTTATAACGGCGCGACAGCAACNGGTGTGGCTGGTGGTAACGGCACTGGTGGCTTGATTATATTTGAGTTTTAAAAATGGCAGCATTAGATTTTCCAAGTAGCCCTACGACTGGCCAAACTTTTTTTTCAAATGGTTATGGCTGGCAGTATAATGGTACAACGTGGGTTCCTCTTGGAGCGGGGTCTTCTTTTGCTTCATTTACTGCTGGANCATTGGATGGCGGCAATTCAACAAGCACGACAACTTCTGTAACAAGCCCTACTGTTGAAACNGGGATTACGCCAGTTTGGTATGGGGGCACTGGATTGAGTAACGTTCCTGCTGCACAAGTATTGGTTGGAACAGGCACTTCTGCTTTAACCACCTCTCCGCTACCTCAAGTACCATCAATTACCCTTAATAATTCTCCATCTGGCTGGAGCCAAATATCCTCTTACTCCCTGATTTAGGATTAAAACAATGGCCGTTACACCACAATATGCTGCAACACCTGTAGTTGGGTCAGCTAACTTAACATCAGCGGATACTTCGTTAACCGCACCTACAACCGTATCTACGATCCTGAGCGCTGGTTCAAACGGAACACGCATTGATTACATTGAAATTCAGGGCGTAGCCACAACCATTGCTGGGTTAATTAACTTGTTCATTTTTGATGGGACAACCTACATTCTGTGGCAACAGGTTCCCGTACAGGCTGTTACGTCAAGCACAACATCACCTGCTTTTGCAACCAACCTTTCTAGTAATACAAACTCTTATATAATGCCTTTGACGCTCCCGACTGGGTATTCATTGCGTGCGACAACATCAGTTGCGCAAACTGGTGTTCGTGTTGTTGCATATGGAGGCAACTTCTAATGAATAGGGGCACATTCGGGTATAATTCACCGCCAAATATATCGAGCCGTTCTGCTCCTACAGTTTGGACNCGATCACAGGTATGGATTAATGCCGGGACGTATTCTTTTGTTGTGCCGCAAAATGTTTATCAAATTTTAGCTGCGTGCATTGGCTCTGGCGGGTCAGGTGCGGCTGCACAATAT